GCGTCAGCGCTTAGGGAGACTGTCGTGCCGATGACGCCGCTGAATTTGGTGTCAGCATCAGTGATGCGGGTGTTGCGCCAGTTGTCGTAGATGGTGAGGAGGGACTGCCACTCACTGGGGGTGCAAAGACCTTCGACGTGCCATTTGCGAGCGGTGAGGCCGGCGCGGGTGTCGCTCTCGTCGTAGCCGTAAGGCTGAGCCGTAAGGGCAGTGAAGGTGAGGGAGCCGAGGGTGAGTGTCATCGTTGGTAAGCGTTAGATACAGCGACAGCTCCGGTATCACGGTTGACCGTGACGCCGACACTCCAATCCTTGGCAATGAGTTGCTCCAGTCTAGTTACTACGTCGCTTGCACTTTGCTGAATCGTTGGTATTCCAACGTTGGTGAGTTGTTCAGTTGCTACTTGAAGAGAGTTTTGGGCCTTTGCATAGGTTTCTTGGGCGCGTGATACAGCAACTACTGCTTGTGCCTCTTGCTGTGCTGCAGCAATAAACTCAGCCATTGATTGATTTCTTTCACCAAGTGTCTTACCAAGCTTGCTCGGATCGACGTTTACTCCAAGGTCTGCCTGCGCTTTGAGGAACAGCGGCGTCAGCTGTGCGTTGGCTGCAATTTCTCTTTGGTTGCGAGACGCAGCGTCCAGAAACTTGTTGACGCCGCCAGTGCCGCCGCGTAGCTGAAGTAGGTTCGTGTAGGCACTGTTAAGCGAGAACGCGGCGTCCTGGGCTTCCTGACGCGCTGCGCGGAATGCTTCGACGAGATCTGTACGGGCTTTTGCAGCGGCCAGCTGCACAGCGTCTCCAGCCTGACGTGCATTCTCTAGAAGACCGGCGCTATTGGGGTCACGATTATATGCCTCTACGGCTAAATCTCTTGCGCGAATGGCATCACGATACGACTGCATCGCTTGCAGTGCTGCGTTGCCGGTGCCAGTAAGGTTTCCGCGCTGCTGCTCGTTGGAGATTTGTTCTGCTAAGGCCTTGAGCTGGGAGGCGCGTTTGATTTTGGTAAGTGACTCGGCGCGATCGAGCGCAGCAATTTGCCCGTTAATCTTCAGGGTTTGAAGGCGAGCTTCGTTTTCAATCTTGACAGCTGCATCTCTGTTGGCCGGAGTGACGGTGCCGAGTTCTTTTAGCTTGTTTTGACGTTCTAGCTCAACTGTGTTTTTCTGAGCGAGAAGGGAAGCTCGTTGGTTGCCTTGAATTTCTGCGTCTAGTTGCTTGAACGCAAGAGACCGTAACTGGGCATAGCGCTCAGCAGCCCTGTTCTTTTCTTCCTCTGCGCGAATAGCTGCTTTGTCTTGCTCAAAGGTTTTTACTGTCCATCCATATTCGTTTTTGGCGTAGTCAATGGCTTTTTTGTTGGCCAGCTCATTTGCAGTGTTGTACTCGACTCCTTTACGCTGGAGTTCTGCGGCGTAGTCCAGCTGCTTGCCACTTATATCGTACTGCGCTCCAAAACCATAGGTATTGCCAAAGTCTTGAAGTTGGTTTAGGTAGTCGTTGCGCCCTAGCTTGTCAGCAGCATTGTTGCCAACAGGTTTTAGACCAGCAATGCTTGCAAACTTTTTGATGATCTCAGTAAGCGCAGGGGTGGCTTGCTGGGCGATTGCAATTTGAAGTTGTGTCCAGCTTCTGTTTAGTTCGTCCTGAGCACTTGCCAGCTTTTTGGCTTCCTCAAAGCCCCCGTAGGTACGAGTTAGATCCTCCTGAATAAGCGCTGCTGCTTCCGCTCCTCTTCCGACTGCAATCAGAGTTTCTACTTGTTTTTCAACAGCTTTAGAGGACAGCGCAGCTGATTCCTGTAGTGCGCTGAAGTTTTGGATCGGGTCTTCAAGAGCTTTGGCTAGGTCTTTCGATTTTTGAATTGCCGTGTCGAACGCCGTCCCAAGTTGGGTGCCAACGAGCGAAAGGCCAAAGCCGAACTGACCGCCCAAAGCGCCGCCTAATGCACCACCTGCAAAGCCACCTGCGCTGGCGCCTAAGCCTTGGCCAAATAATGCCGGAAACGCTCCGCCAATCAACGCCGAGCCAATGGAATCTTTGACGCGGCGGGTGCGGTCGGCCTTCTGAGCAGCAGTTCGCTTCTCGGCTTCCTTAGCAGCTCTTTGCTGCGCGGCAGCTTCAGCGTCAATGCCTTTGCGTACTTTTTGAAGCGCGTCTGTAGTGAACTTCTCAGTCGCTATGCGGCGTTCTTTGACTCGTAGTAAGTCGTCATTCAATTTCTGAGATTGTTCATCTGCAGCTTTCTGCCTCGCGTTTTCCTGCTTAAGCCTCCGTTCTTCTTCTTTTGCTCGCTTCTCCTGGTTGCGGGCTATTGATTTGGATACTGCATCAACAGGGGTGGGGAGATTTCCGCTGCTGAATTGCTGAAAACCTGGATTCTGCTTAGCCGCTTTTTGCCTGTCCTCAGCTTCTTTCTTGCGGCGCTCAGCAGCCTCGCGCATGGCGCTGTTTTCGGCCCTGCGGTTAAGCTCTTCGGTAAAGTTGCGTCCAGCTTGTAGCCCTACGTCTATTGCCGGAACGGGGCCAGTGGGCGGCGTCAACCGCTTTATCTTGCGGTTGGGGTTTTGTTGTTCTAAAAGGGCTGTGTCGGGCAGCGCCAGTTGTGCAGGCGGTGCTGCCGCAGCTCTCAGATCATTCGCTACCTGTAGACGCTCTCGCTCCGTCAGCAGCAGGGTGGCTTCAAGATTTGCTTGCTTTTGCTTTTCTACGTTGATGAGCTTGTCTACTTTGAGTAGCTCTTCCGTGGCAGTGCGGTTTTCTTCTGTGCCTACTGGGTTTGCTTCTACGCGTCGAGCTGCATCGTTTCGCGCAGCCTTCAGATCGCGCATTGAAATCAAGCCTTGACTTGCGTTGCTTACCTGCGCAAGTGCTTCCAGCAGCAACTGTGTGTCCGCTGTCATCCCCTTTAGCGCTTCTCGCGCTCCGTCCACACCAGGCTTAAAGCTCTTTGCAATTAGGTCTTGGAAGCCAGCAAAGCTGAAAGCAAGAGCACCTCCGACAGCCGCTGCTTCTGGCCCTAACGCAGACAGCGCCTCAGTGACTGCAGTGAGAGGGCCGGTGAGCTGAGATAGGTCGCCCTGCGCAGACAGGATGCTCGATGCCCACTCTTGTATCGACGCCGCACCGTTAGCAAAGATTTCATCGAGGCCTCCGACACCTCGCAAAGGACCGGGGAGCGAAGCCAGTGCACTTCGCACTTGGTCAAGGGTTCCGGCAACACCCTCTGCTACACCACCAATCCCACCCAGTGTTTCAATGATTCCTTTGGCGGCAACACCACCTGCGCCAAGGGCTGCTAGGCCTTCGCTTAAACGTGCAACCTTGCCACTGGCGGTTTCGCTTTGTTCCCGCAGACGCTGGATCTGTGCACGAGCTTTATCAAGGGCGTTGCTGGTGCTGTTGGGCAGCCCAAAGACCGGAACCTTTAGTCCCTCTACTACGCCCTTAGTGGCAATGCCAGCGACTGCACGTCCGGCGCTGAGCGCTTTTTCGCGGAGGTCAAGTAACTTTTGAGCAAACTCAGCTGAGGCTCGTGCTGACTCCTTTAGGTTTGCCTGAAACTGTTTTGCCTGGGACAGGAAACGTTGTGTGATTGCCTTGTTTAATGCGGCATCGAGGTTGGTTGTTTCCTGCGTAAAAAGAGCTGTTGAAGATTTGGCTAGCTTTACAGCCGAATCCAAGGCTTGGATGCGGTCGTTTAACTGGCGGCATCCCAGCGAATTGATGTCCAGCTTGTCACGGAGAGCTGTAAGAGCGCTTCTGTACTCGCCAAGGCTCTTGATTGAGTTGCCAGCATTGAAGCTAAGCGCTTCCTCTACGTTCAGGAATTTGAGCTGTTTTTTTGCACCTTCTGCGGCTGCCTTCCCTGCCTTTTCCCCAGCTTCAGCAGCTCCTTTGGCTAAACCGCCAAAAACGTTGCCGTCGATTCCGTTAAATGCAGCTGCAACTGCGGCTTTTACAGCCCCAATCTCCTTGAGAGCTTGCTCTGTGTCAACTTCTATGCGTAGTACAGCTACGCCTAGGTTTTCTGCCACAACAACAAGCACCTCCTGTAGCCGAGGTTGCCGCTGGCAACTTCGGTTATGACTTCAGCGCTCTCTGCTCTCGTAAACGCCACCGCAACGTTTGTCGTTGCTGGTACGGGCGTCGTAACGGATCCAAATACGGGGAACGTTGTTCCGGTGGAAGACACCGTGCAGGTGCAGCTGTTTCTGAGGGCAGACAAGCTCGAATACTCCGCGCTGCCGGGAGTGGATGTGGTGGAGACGCTGTATGAGGGCTATGCGGTGTCGCCTACAGCCATTGATCCACGGGTGGTTGTTGGGACGCGGGGGACGCTCGTGTTTGCAGGGGAGGGGGAAGAGGTGTGTGAGGTGAAGGCGCTCAGGATGCCCTATGGCAATCAGGGGTTGATTGGGGATGTGATGTGTCGGGTGCTGGGGGAGAAGGTGCAGTTGGTGGCTAAGCGGAGGTAAAGACAGTGGCTTCTGTAACGTTCAAATCGTGGAACTCCGACAGGCTATTAAGGAACCTGCCCAGTCAAATCTTGACTGAGTATGGGCCTCGAATCTCAGCGCAGTGCCAACAGGAGATAGCCGCGCCGCAGTATCGGTGGGATCGTTTCACACGAAGAAAGAGTGGCCAAGAGGTAAGGCCGGGCTTGCGCAATATCGTTGACTTAGGCGTGCTCATCGAAAGTCAGACAGAACCTTTAGTAACTGAAACACCCGGACGAGTAGAATTTGAAATATCGTGGCCTGCTCAAAACCCTGAGACTGGGCAGTATTACTCAAAATTGGTTCAGCAAGGTGGGTATCTGGTGGGCACTACACGAGATGCCTATATCGCGCCTGAGAGGGACTGGATTAAGCGTGCGCTGGAAAAGCAACCACCATTTCGGTTCTTTGCAGCGCGGTGGAAGGAATTGTTCGGGCAGTAAAAATCCCCCGCTGCGGTAAAGCAACGGGGGTATGTGCGCTTGGTATGTGGGCGCTTTATCAGTCGGCGGCGGGGGTCCAGGTGAAGGCGCCGTAGCCGGTGAGGGTGAAGCTCACTTTTGCCACGTTGCCGGCTTGGATCGACTCGGAGAAGTCGGTGACGTAGGCAACCCCAGCGTGCTTCTCAGCGGTGTAGCCGGCGGGGACGGGGGATTCGCGATACCACTCGACGAGATAACCCTCGGCGGCGTACATCGCTGCTTCTTTGAGGAGAAGGTAGCCGGAGTCCGTAAGCGAGAGGTTCATCTCGCAGGGGATCGTGTACGACTGGCCGGTGACGACGGAGGCTTTGTAGCCTGCGGTGCTGCCGTAGTCCAGAACGTCGGTTTTGTCGGATGCGCCTTGGATACCTGCGTTATCCAATGACAGCACCTCGGTCATGCCGGTGCTGGTGGTAGGAGCGGTACTGGCGGTGGAGCCAGTTTTGACCCAAAAGCGGTAGCCCAGGGCCGTGAAAAAGGCGCCAGTAGCCATCTCAAAAAGAAGCGTTGGTTTGATCTAGGTTTCCCTAATCGTTTTCGTTTGCTTCTAATTGCTCCCAAGGAGTGGCGCGGGGGCAGACGTGGAGGTCGAAGCCTCGGATGTCGTGGTCGGTTGGTTGGGTGGCGACGAGGGCGAGTTTGAGCGTTTCTTCGGTAAGGCCCAGCTTTTCGAGGATCTCTTCGATGCCGGCGCCGTTGTTCATCATCTTGCGGGCTAACTGGCCGTTACGACGCACACTGCCGGGGGCTTTTACCATCCAGTTGCTGTCGCGGATGAAGTGGAGGATGTCGCCTTCGCAAAAGACCGTTAGGAGGGTGCTGAAGGTGCCTTTGGCGGGGTTCCAAGCGCGGCACGTTTTGATGAAGCCGGTGTCGATGCAGGAGAAGAGATCGTCACTGGCGACAAAGGGGTATTTGCGGCACATTTTGCGGCCCATTAAGCGCAAAAGGCCACGGTGTTCGCGATACATCCGGCCCACAAAGGCCCGCTCCTCGGTGTTTAACGGCGTCGCAAGGTGGCCGGTGCGGGGGCGACGCGGCTTTGGGCGCACTTCTGACACAGGGGAGTGGCAAACTCTCACCTGTTTAGTCTAGGGCGACCTATTGAGGTTGGGTTAGCTGCGGGTGATGGCGATCGTGGGGCCGCTCACGGCGCCTAACAGGGGGGTGAGGAGTTGCTTGAGGTGAGGGAGAGCGGTGAGGGGGGTGATGCGTTGGTTGTTGGTGCTGCGCCACTCGACTTCCATTACGTCGAGTTTCACGCGCTTCAGATCGTTGTTGGCGATGTTGGGGATGAGGGAGGTGGAGCTGCTGGTTGCGTTAAGGAGGGTGGGGGTGGTGATTAGGGCAGAGGCGAGGTCGAAGGTGGCTTGTGCGATTTCGCTTGGGATTTCGTCGCTGGCGTAGGTGCGTTCGCTCGTGGTGGCGTAGTTACGGGGCCAGCACAAAGCTTGCGTGGTGGCGGTTCTTGAGCCGATGTAGCTCAGGGTGTCGAGGGCGCTGGTGGCGCTGATCAGGGCGCGGGTGCGGGTGTCGGTGGCGGCGGCGTCCCAGGCGGCGGTTTCGAGGCGCGTGGACGCGATGGCACTGGCGTACTGCAGCGTTAGGTAGCTGTTGGCGCTCGGGTCGCCGATGTCAGCGTTAATGGTTGCGGTCACAACGTCCGGCGCTACAGGGTGTTGTGCCTAGGTTTCCGGCTGCTCTAAGGAGCTGGGGGTGGTGTCTGCTGTTGGGGCAGCAGGTTTACGGCGGCGCTTTGGGGCGGGAACGCTGGGGGCGTCGGTAGGTGCTGAGGAAAGGGAGGCCGCCGGGGTGGCAGCCTCCTGTTCAGCAAGACGACGGGCCAGGTTGAAACCTGTTAGTCCCATCAGTCGTTCAGTGCGCCTTTGACGATGCCGATGTTCTTGATGTCGAACACCTTCTCCCAGTTGGTGCTGGTGGCAAGGGCAGAGCGGTTGGGGTTGACGCCCGTTCCGACGTAGCCGGCACCGATGGGGTGATACACGTTGTGCCAGTCGAACGAGATGTAGGAAGCCTTGGCGAGGATGTCGCGGTCGGTTTCCGTTTGCAGTCCGGCTTGCACGCCGCTGGCCACAGCGCCAGGGGTGAAGAAGAACACGTCGTTGGCGCCGAGGTCGTCGGACACCAGAACGCGCATGTTCATGTAGGTCGGGATGCGTACATCACCGAAGGCGCCCTGGAAGGAACCGCCTGCAATTGCAGGGGTGCCGTCAGCGGTCAGGCCCAGATCGGTCGCTGCAACGTAGTCAATCGCTTTGCGATCAACCAGTTGGTAGTAAGCGCCGCTGTGCATTGCGACAACGCTCAGCTTCTCGCCTTGGTCGCCCAATGCGGCACGAGCGGAAGACGCCATCGTAGAGGTGACGTATGCCTCACCCGTGTAGACCTTCAGATCGGCAAAGGCGGTGGCGAACACACCGTTCAACGCGGCCAGCAGATCTTTCTGCTGTTCGTTGGCGATGTAGGCAGACACCTTGTTGCCGATGGCGGCGAGGGGGTCGCTGCCGGCGCCCAAGCGGGCGAGGTCGCGGGAACCGAAGGCCCGCCCGCGATGCAGGATCACAGCGCGTTGTTTGTCGGCAGTGATCTTGCCGGGGGTCAGAGAGGTGCTGTCGCTGAGGACTTCAGCGTCACCGCTCAGGTTGGCCACCCAGTTGGGGATGTTGATGAAGTCACCGCCATCGGTGGCGTTCAGCTCGGCCATGGGGCGCACCACGCCGCTGCCGATGAAGGCGTTGCGGAGGGTGGTTTGCTCCTCGATGTAGGCCGAAAAAATCTCGGGGACAATAACGTCTGAACGACGTACTTCAGTCATTGGAATGCTCCGGTATCAGTGCAGGGGTTCTCAGCCGCGAGTGGCTTCAGCTTTCAAACGGTCGTAAAGCGCGGGGTCTTCGCGATACAGACGGCTTTGCTCGGTAAGGTTTCGAGTCGCGGGGTGGAAAGGGTTCTTGCCGCCGTAGCTGCTGACAGGTGCGGAGGCAACGGTTCCCATCCCCTTGGTGCCGGTGGGTTGGAAGTGGTGGTCCCAACCGCTTTCTGCAGTGCGGAGACGAGCGAGGTGGTCGCTTAGAGGGATCTCCATGCCGCCTTCCAAAACCACTGGGGTGCCTTCAACCTCGCGGAGGTTTGGGGCGATTAAGGAGAGCAACTGGTCGGGGCGCAGGGCCTTTGCCGTGCTGATCTCTTGGAGGGCTTTGGTGCGGAGGGATTCCGTGCGGCGGGCTTGGCGCTCTGCGTCAAGTTCACCTTCAAGCTCATTGATGCGCTTCTCCAAAGAACGATTGGTTTCTTTGGATTGCTCCCACAACTTCAAATACTCGCCGGAGTTTTCGAGTTGCGTTTGCTCACCGCTTTTGAGCTGGGCCGTTATTGCACGCAGGTTTTCTTCTAACTCCTGGACTTTGCTGTTGAGCTTGGCGTTTGTTTCGCCGGCTCGTAGCTTGTCCGCCGTCACAAGCTCCAATTTGGCGCGGAGACGTTGGAGTTCAGAAGAATCGGGTGCGTCGGTCGCGGGTGAGGGCGGCACTGCCGCACTCTGGTCTTCCACGGGAAGACCTCCACTTACGTTTTCGGTCACGCGGGTGGCTGAGAGTACGCGCTAGGTTGCCTATGGAACACCACACACACACTTACAGCACTATTGGTTATGTAGCCGGGAGGATACGGCACCGGCAGTTGTGGGTCAGGATTGTCGATATGCTGTAGATGCCACTTTGAGTCGTGAAGTCGTACACCGGGGTGTTATGCGTAGGTTGAATTTGGATGTCGATGATCTGGTCGCTGCTCATGCGCGGGGTGAGAGTGTTAAAAGCATTGCGGAGCGCATTGGTTGTAGTAGGACCGTTGTTATAGATCGGCTCAAAAAGGCTGGGGTGGTTCCGCACTCGCGCAGCGAAGCTATGCGCTTGCGTCATGCAGCCCTCACCCCGCAGGAGCGATTGGCACTCGCCAGCAAGGCTCATGAGGTGGCACGAACTCGCGTTCATACACAGGAAGAGAAGATCAAGCGGGCTGAAACCCGTTTCAAAAAGCAGTTGGGTGTCAGTCCCTACGCTCTTGAACTGCGGGATGCGCTGCAACAGCTCGGGCGTGGGGTTGAGCTGGAGTGGCCGGTCGGTCCATACAACCTTGATCTCGCCTTGGATGGAGCTTCCGTCGCCGTGGAAGTGCATGGAGGTGGGTGGCACGCTGTGGGTAAGCACGCCGGGCGACGAGCAGAACGCCTCGAATACTTGCGCGGCTGTGGGTGGTGCGTTGTTGAGGTTTGGCTCGTCAAGGCTGGATGGAATGCGCTCGCGGTGGCTGAACAGGTGCTGGCCATTGCGAAGTTGGTTGGCGCTGAACCATCCGGTGTCGGTCAGCACTGGGTGCTGCGCTGTGACGGAGAACTTGCGCCCGCTTTGCGTTCTTACGGTCACGATGTCGCCGCTGTAAATAGCGCGAGTCGCCGCGACAACACCTCCGGTCGCTATCTCCGCATCACCTAAAACGCACCGGGGGTGGACTGGGGGGATGTAAGGGAAGTCGGTTTGGGTGGCGCCTCGGCGTCCGTCGAGCGGGCGGCAGATGGGGCAGGTTTTGGGGTCTAACACGCTGTGCCACACCCAGCCGTTGGAAGCGAATGGGGCAGGGGTGGTGCGGGTTTTTTGTTGTTGGCGGGCGAAGATGGCGCGTTCGACGTGGCCGCTCACGTCCCAAACGGCGTTGGCGATGAGGGCAGTGTCGCGGTTCAAGATGGCGCTATAGGTGGTGCCGCGAGCGTTTTTGGGTTGGATGTAGCCCTTACGGGTGCGTTCCGCGACGATCGTGCGGGCGATCTCGATCGTGGAGTCCTCGCGCATTAAGCCGGTTTCAACCTTTGTGCGGATCGAACGCAAATGCACGTCCATGAAGGGACTGGTGCCGGTGAGGGGATTGACCTCGAAGAGAGCAAAGAGTGTTCTGCCGCCCGAGCGGGTGGTGCGGAGGAGGTCGTCGCCAGTGCGGGGTTTGTAGTCGCGCAACGTTGCATTGAGGCCGGCGTAGTCAGCGGCGCGTTTGATGTGCTCGCGCTCAATCGCCTCTAGCTCTTGCAGGAGGATGGTGCGGAATGCTGTGTTGTAGTCGCGTAGCTCGTATGTGAGGGTGGGGAGGAGGGAGCTCCAGATGACGTAGCGACTGAGGCCGGTGCTGGGGAGGGAGGCGAGTAGGGATTGACGTAGACGCCACAACAACAGCAGCAGCAGCGCTTTGATTTTGTCCTGGACGTTGCGCTCGTTCTTGGAAAGAACGGCGTAGGAGGCGTATAGGTATTCGTCTGGTGTCACACAGCACCTCGCAAGGCGCGGTAATAGGCGTACAGGGCGTCTTCCTCCATCCTGGCTCGCTCTGCTTTGCGATCTCTGACTACCGGGCGGTATCCGGTGTCGTAGTGCGCCCTCACTTCGTGGTCACTTAAGTACGAGTTGCGTACTTCTTCCCACTTGGGGTGGTTAGTCATGTGGGGATCGTTAGTTGGGGTTTTTGCCGGGGCGCATTGGGGTGGGCAGCGTTTGGCTTGCGAGGGAGGTGCCTTGGCCGGCGTTAGCGGCGTTGGCAGCGTTAGCAGCGTTTGTGTTGTTGAGGGATGCGGGGTTTTGGGCGAGGGGGTCGAGGCCCATTGAGGTGTTTTGCTGGTCGATGTAGTCGCGGGTGCGGACGATCTCCTCTTCGATGTCCAGACCGGCGGGGAGCACTTCACCCTGTTGCAGGATTTCAAGCAGCGTCTCTTGGGAGATGGCGTTCTGCATGAAGAGCTGGAGCATTGCAGTGATTTGGTTGCCGTCGATCAGGCGGTTTTCGTAGTCCTGTTCGATGACAACTTGTGGGGGGTCGATGCCGACGTACTGGGCGGCGATCTCCAACATGTTTGTCAGGGCGTTGGCAAGATCGGCGCTGATGAGCGCCATGATCGAATCGCTGTCGATCCGATCCATCCGCTTGGCTTCGGCAGCCGCGTTGGTGGTGTTTTGACGGGTGAGGGTGTTGATGCCTAGGCGCGAGATCTGTTCTTCAAGCGCTTCTAAGCATTTGAGTTGGGAGTCGAAGGCGTCCGTTGTGGGGGCGATGTACTCGGCGCCGCCGTCAACAGGGAGGAGGACGGCGGTGTTGACGCTGATGCCCACTGGGGAGTCGGCATCGGGGTCGAAGCCGCGCATCGTCAAGATCGGCATCGCGCCAACGTGGATGCTGTGCATAAAGTCGCAGAAGCGCTGCGCGTAGGCGATGTTGAGGTAGGCGACTTCCAGCAGGGGTGGGGCGCTGGTGAGGGTGGAGATGCGGTTGCCGTAGACCGTGACGAGCGGGATGCGATCGAGGTCGGTGATGCCGGATTCGTACACGCCCCAGCCCGCACCATCGTCTTTGCGCCACAACTCATAGCGACCTTTCTCCAAAACGCGCACCTGCTCCACTTCCTCTTCTCCGAAGCGACCCACGCTTTCGAGGGCGATTTCGTGGATGCGGACTTGCGTGAGGGGGCCCTGGGGGTTGTTGTTTTCTGTGCGCCAGCCGGGAATTGACTGGGGGTGGACGTGGATGAGGTATGGCTTGGCGTTGTTGGCGCGTTGGGCGGCAAGGTTGGGGGCTTGCGTGGGCGGAAAGTCGATGATCGTGCTGCTGTGGCCGTACAGCAGGGCGGTCTCAAGTTGCTGGCGGGCGAAACTGTTGAGCGTTGTGCCGTCGCCGCACACGTTTTGTGCCCACTCCTCCCAATAAGGGTCGCCTTGGAGTTGGATGCCCTTGCGCAGGATTAAACCGGCGGCTTGGGAGGCGAGGCGTTGAAGGAATGGGGGGAGGACGGCGTGGAAGATCCGGCGTTTGTAGCTTTCGGCGTCCTCGCGGGGTTCTTGGGGGATTAGGCGCTTGGCGTCGGAGCGGAGGGCGCTGGTGCCGCCTATGCACACCGAAATGGGATCCCATTTGGGCAGCATCGCAATAACAGCGTTGCTGCGAACTGTCGGGTCGTCACTGGCGCCGGCTGGGGTGGGGGCGGCTGTGCGCGTAAGGGCTGAGGGCGCGGTGAAGTCGTAACCGGGGTAGGAGCTGTTGTTGGCGGCCATCCCGGCGATCTACGTTGCGTAACCGAGGTTTCCGCTCAGGGGTAGAGGCGCCCACTGCTGGGCCATCGCGGTCGCTATTCCCTCATAGGTGCGGCTGCGATCTTTCCATCGAGTTACGCTGGGGGGCATTTTATGGACCTTGTTGTCGCGACCCTCAACAATGTTGGTTGGCTGCAGTTTTGGCAGATTTTTCAGCCATAGACACGTAGCTTTGGTCTCACCGTGTCCAAACTGCCAAGGTTGAATTACTTGGTCAGGTTTTCGTATTTGACTTGATATTATCGAAACTGGATTTTCAAGTGCAATCTTGTTTACCGACGCATTTAGTAAAAACCTAACAAAATCAAGAGCTTCCACCTGCTCTGCTTGCTTATCCTTGAACCATCGAGCTCCAGATACCGCTAGGTGAGTACAGGGGGGGTGAGCGATCAGTAAGTCCCAGTGGTCGGTAATAAGGTCTTCTACAGGACCGGTGTAGTGATTTCCTTGTGGCCTTTCAGACGGCAGTAAATCGCAGCTCCATGCCTCCCACCCCATTGTTGCAAAGGCGTCTCTAACTCTGCCGCTATACTCACAAGCTACTAGAACACGCGGCTTGTTTTGAGGCACTGGTTGCTAGACCACTATGTGCCTAGATTTCCAAGTGATTTGTGTTTATTAGGCGCAGACCTCCCGCCGTTAGAAGCGCAAGGGAGCACGGGGCGCATGGGGGAGGGTGTTATTTGCCCTTGGGTTTGCGCTTTTTGTTGAGGCGTGAGGCTTCGCTTAGGGCGATGGCGACAGCTTGCTTGCGGCTGGTGACGATTTTGCCGCCCTTACCGGAGTGGAGGCCGCCAGCTTTGAAGTCGTGCATCACATTGCGCACTTTGCGTTGGGCGCGGGTAGGGCGCTTTGCCATGACACACAACGCTTACTGGGGTTAGCCGAGGTTTCCGCTGGGGTGGAGGTGTGGGGGCGCGGGTTACTTGTAGATGAAGTTGCTGCCGCCCACTTGGTAGCGCTTGAGGCCGGCGAGGCTGTGGACGACATAGCCAGCGGCGTCAACGGGGCCCGATTTGTCGTCGAGGCCCAGGCCGCTTTTGTCGGGGGTGCCTTTGGCGTTGTAGGTCTGCGTTTCGAGGGCGCGGATGAGGTATTTGCAACGGGGGTGGACACGCAGGCGGTTGTGCAGCAGCAAGACGTTCATGCTGTTCACACGATCGGCAACCAGGGGGTTGGAGTTTTGGACTTTGACGTGTAAGCCGTTGCGCTTCAGGATTGCGAGGTCGCTTTCTTGGGCGTTGGTGGTGGTCCGGTGCTTGGAAGCGGCGTCAGGGATGACGGTGAGTTGGCCGCGTTCGATGTGGCCCGCATAGCGCTCGCGTAGGGCGCTGGCGACAGAGGGGGTGTCCTTGGGGTGCAACTCGTCGATGAAGTGGAACACGTCGCCGCGCCTGATGCACACTTCGAGGAAACAGTTGCCCACGTTGAAGTCAGCCCCAACGTAGATGCGGTCGTCGGGGAGTAGTTCTTCGTCGCTCCAATGCACGTCGCGGTCGAAGTATGAGTAGACCGTTGTTTTGTCGAGCGCCGTGAAGTTGCCCTCGATGTAGGAGGCGATTAACTGGGGTGGGTAGGAGGCGTACAGCGACTCGATGAAGCCTGGGGGGAGGTGGGGGTTGTCGGTTGTCTTGGCGCGGATCAGGCGCCGGTCGTCGCCAGCTTGCTCGTCAAACGTCTTCCACATCCAGTTGTAGCCCTCGGGCGTACTGGCAACTGCTAGTTGGGGCTTTTTGCCGCCGCGCAAACGCGCCAAGATCATTTC